TCGCTAGACACGCTCTGCTCCGTCCAAGTGTCGCTTGGCTCTGCCTGCTCTGTCCAGATTTCCGCATCAAAGTCTTGTTCTTCCCACAAGAACCGCGCTGGGCCAACTTGCGGTGCGCCAGCGGTAATCTTTGCAAGCGTAATGCTATGCACCTGCGTCATTGTTGGCGCGTCTATAATCGGCGCTGCATTGGTGATTGCCGCGTCAAACTTGTGATCTACTGTAATCGTCGTGCTATCAATCACAGGCGCAGAGCCGTCAATGCTATCCGCTGTCAGCGCAACATTCTCAACCAACGTCGTGCTATCAATCGCTGGCGCTGATCCGTCAATAGCAGATGCCGTAATGTCGTGCGCCTGCGTAATAACTGGCTGGTCTACCTGCGGCGTTGCTGTAATCTCGACAGGCGTGATTGCGTGATCTTGCGTGATGCTGCTTGCATCAATAACAGGCGCAGCGCCATCAATGTCTGTCGATACCAATACATGATTAACAGCAACAGTAGGCGCATCAATGACTGGCGCAGCATTGTCGATTGCAGTCGCAGTAAGAGTGTGTACCTGCGTAATACCTGCATCATCAACACTCGGATCAGCAGCCGTAATCGCAACGCTTGTTAAAGTGTGAACCTGTGTGAAGGCGGCGTCATCGACAACAGGCTGACCAGTCGTAATGTCTGTAGATGTTAAGCCCTGATCGTTGGTAATGTCTGGGCTGTCAATCGTAGGCGCACCAGCCGTAATATCTGCTAGCGTCAGGCTGTGAACCTGTGTAATGCCAGATGCATCAATGCTAGGCGCAGCCGCTGTAATCGCAACAGATGTTAGCGTATGGTTTTGTGTAAGCGTAGAGCCATCAACAACAGGCGCGCCAGTTGTAATGTCTGTGCCAGTAAGCTCATTGCTTTCTGCTACAGTTGGACTGTCAACGACAGGCGCTGCATTTGTGATCTCAGTCGCAGTAAGATCGTGGGCTTGCGTAATGCTTGAGCTATCAACAACAGGCGCAGCGTTGGTAATAGCAACAGCAGTCAGGCTGTGAACCTGACTAATGCTAGAGCTATCTACCGTTGGGCTGCCAGCCGTAATGTCCGTGCTGGTTAAGGCAACATTGACTACCTCAACAACCCCATCATCCGCTAGGGAAGCAGCAGCTAATGGGGAAAAGCCAAGCATCTGTTACTCCTTAAACGGCAGTTGATCCTGACATGTCGTCCTGAGCCATTACCCAAGAGTAACACTTGTCTAAAAATGCGTCACCTGATGCTGCATTGATGTCATCTAGGTTTGCGTTGTAACGCTTGAAGTCTACCTCACGAGTGTCGTCAGTAGGTGTGCTTGTGGCATATGCTGACAAGTCAATCATTACTGAAAACTTAGGGTCAGTGCCACGCTGACGGCTGATAGCCGCTGTGACAATGCGATAGTAAGCGTTGTTGAAGGCGATACCGTATTGGCTATTGCCTACGGCGATGTTGTTCTGAATAGCCATGTCGATCTCCTTTAGGCGTAAGTTACTTCAGATGTTCTAATATTCGCTACCCATCTAATGTTATGAGCAGCTTCACCTGTTACAGTAATAGCAAGAGCATTGTTTGTGTTATCAGCTGAAAGAGCCATACCCCAACTAATTGCATTTTCTATTACTGTTGTAGATGAATTAACAAGAGTTGTTGTCCCACCGTCATTTACCAGTAACCCCTCTATTTTCCATGAGGCGTATGATTGTGCGCCATTTTGCATAGCAGTAATAACGCCATCAAATGTAATACATGTATCAGACGCAGCTATGATTTGGTTTGTTGATCCTGCTGTACTATTGTTTGTAGTAAGTTTAGTTGCGGTTGCATCTGTGGTGTCTGCACGAAGAACAAACATACCGCCTTGAGCATCACCGTCCGCTGCAAAACTGCCACTTGCAAATGTTTTCTTGCCGTATTCACTTGCCTTTGAGTTAAAACCCAAGGCCATGCTATACTTGCCATCTGCATCACTTTGATAACCAATAGATACCGCACCAGTATCAGTCGCATTACCTCCATTACCCAAGGCTAAGGAAAAGGTTCCACTGGCAGTTGCAAACCTACCAAAAGCCATTGCCGCAGTGCTACTTGCGATTGCTTGATAGCCCCCTAAAGCAAAAGACATGCTGCCAGTAGCTTTTGAAAACTGACCAATTGCCACACTATTAGCGCCAGTTGCACCGTAGCTGGACGAGTTGCTTGCGATAGCTGCGGCAAAGCTGTCTGTGCCAGATGCGTAGGAGTTAGTTAAGGCTGTAGCTTGCGCACCACTATTAGCTTTTGAATTATAACCTAAAGCTGTTTGGTTACTAGAATAACCACTAGAGGACGCATTGTATCCAACAACAGTTGCACCTTGATTGTATGTACCTGCTGAAGCCCTTCCTATAATAACATTGTTTGTGCCAGTATTTCCTGCGTTCCAACCGATCCCGACAGAGTAAGTCCCTGCTGTGGCACCATTACCAATGGCAACAGCATTAGTTCCTGACCCATTTGCGCTAGAGCCTATCGCAAGGGACAATGTTCCTGTAGCAGTCGGATCAGTAGACCCTGTTGTTTCCGCAGCATAGAGGTCAGCACCCCCGCCACCGCCAACAGCAGTACCGTCTAACAGTAGGTCAGTGCCATCAGAGCTAAGTGTAATGCCGCTGCCTGAGCCTGTGTGATCTAGTTCAATCTTACCCATTATGTGTGCACTACCTCCGATGTTTGTATGCTGGCAACCCAACGTAAATCTGTAGACGCAATTCCAGTTACTTGCACTTTCAAACCGCCGTTTGTTGTGTCAGCACTTAGTGCAACCTCTGCCGCAGAAATGCCTGACGTAGAATACAGCTTGTTTACAATGCCAACGCCCAATGTTGTATCCGCAGCCGCACCTTGGCGCATGATCACACCCTTAACTTCCCAGCCAGCGTAATCATCACCATCTGTAGCATCTTCACGGCAAACAACAGTGCCTGTAAAAGTAACAACACTTTCGTTTTCAAGAATGATCTGATTATCACTAGAAGCAGTTGACTTTGTTGTTGTCATAGCCTCGGCAGTAGCATCGGTTGTGTCGGAATATAAAGTGTACCAAGCGCCTTGGCTTCCAGCATTACCCATGCCATATCCAGCAAAAGCCATCTTGCCCTTTACCGCACTTCTTGCGCCATCACCTATAGCAATCGAAGATTGAGCAGTTGCCTGCGCATTCCAGACACCACGGCCCCCCAAAGCTATACTACTGTGACCTGATGCCGTTGGGCTAATGCCTATTGATATGCTGCCATAGCCGCTTGCAGTTGAATTAGAACCGCCTGCATAAGAGTATTGACCAGATGCAAGCGCTCGATAACCAATTGCAACACTATTAGAACCAGTTGCACCAAAGCCAGTAGAGCTATTTGCAATACCCGCTGCAAACCCATCTGCACCTGATGCATTAGAACGTCCAAGTGCAACGCTGTAATTTGCAGAACCAGTAGCTTGAAAACCAAAAGCCACTGCGCCTTGCGCGGTACTTTTCGACTGATAACCCATTGCCATGCTGTAAGCGCCAGTGGCACCATAGCTAGATGTGTTGTTATTAATACTTGCTGCAAAGCTATCTTCACCAAAAGCGTAGCTGTTCCCAAGTGAAACTGCCGCCACACCAGCCGATTGTGCCGTCCAACCAATAGCAACCGCTTCGTTAGCTGTTGCATCAGTGTTACCACCGATTGCGGTTGCACCGTAATTAGAAGCAACCGCCAATCGACCCACCGCTGTACCATATTGACCAGCTGTTGTTGCGCCTTGACCTATTGCTATTCCATCAGTGTTTGAGGCATTTGCACTAGAACCAATAGCTAAAGACAATGTGCCTGTAGCAGTCGGGTCAGTAGACCCCGTTGTTTCCGCAGCATAGAGGTCAGCACCCCCACCCCCAGCATCCGCAAAAGTAACAGCCCCAGAACCGTCAGTTGTTAGCACCTGTCCGTTTGTGCCGTCTGAGGTGGGCAGGGTGTAGGCAGAGGATATGCGTACTGTATCGCTGGTGCTGCCAAGCGTGATTTGGTTTATTGCTGATGACGATGCTGTATCGCCAAGGACGATTGCATTTGTATGGGATGCTGTGCTGCTATCCCCAATAACCGCACTATAAGCCCCAGACGCTGTATTGCTAACGCCGCCGATAGATAATGAATAATCACCTGAAGCTACATTTGATCGCCCAATAGCTACTGAACGAAGCCCAGAGGCTTTAGCTGTAGAACCCATGGCAATACTATCGTTTGCTAGAGTGCCATACGTTGAGGTGTTGTTTTCAATAATTGCTGCAAAACTGTCTTGCTGACCAGCCCTTGATTTACCTATTGCAACAGCCCGTGTATCAGCAGCAACCGCTTCACTACCAAAAGCCATAGCACTTGGGCTTGATGCAGTTGCGTTTAAACCAACAGCTATTGAATGGTTTGTGCCAGACGCAGTTGCACCACTACCAATAGCTACTGCATTATCACCAGTTGCAGATGGCGCTGTATAAGAATACGATCCTGTGCGATTTTCTTTAATTAACTGCGCAGGAATATCCTCAGCCGCAGCCGTGATAAACACCACCGCAGAGCCAGTTAAGTTCAGGGCAGCGTCAGAGTTAGAGCTTTCGTCTACCGTGCGTGTAAGGGTTGTCCCAGAGGCTGTGTAAGTGCCTGAGCCAATCTCCCAGTCGTCACCGTCCTCGATGACGTAACGAACCACGTCACCGTCAGCCACTCCCGCATCGGCAAATGATTGATAACCAGTCTCAGCACTGCCAAGCGTGATTGTGCCAGTACCCGTTGTACTGGTGGACATCTTTGCCCGATTTACAAGAGTGACCATCGGCGAACCTCTTAGGCTGGATCAGGAATTTCAATATCTACCGCTGTTAAGCTAAATGTATTGCCTGATGTAACCGCTTGGGATGCTGACAAAGAACCAGTTGCTAACAAGCGAGAATTGGTTGTGTCAGTAATTGCAAAGTGTGTCGCTGTGCCTGTTGCTGTAACAGATGCACCAGAGATTGCACTCAGCGTAACCTTACGACCAGATGTGTCACCGTCAGCAGGCGCTGAGATTGTGATACTTGTCGTATTACCCAGCGTGTTTGTAGATGTTGCCGCTGTGTAGGTTGACGGCTCTGCGCTGCAAATATCAACACGGTTTGCTTCTGTATCAAGAACGGTCAAGCCGTTGTCATATACGCGGTCTGCTAAAGTAGCCATTAGTAACTCCTGATTTTCATGCGGCGTCCAGAACCGCCATATTTTGACTTATCGCTATCAATGTTAATACCATCAATCGCGTTCTGAAACAATCCTGCCCAGACCGCCGCCCTAGCGTCCTCAGCTAAGTACGGCGCAGAATGAACTAACGCACCATAAAGATAGGCGTCAGGATAATACTGCAAAATCCAGTTAGACGTATTGCTGTCACTCAACGGAATGATCTTGCTATAGTAAATCATTTCCATTGTGTATTCACCGTCAGGCACAGGCCATACGTTAATACTACCATCCGTAATCGCGTATAGCTGAGGGCGACCAGATGTGTTCGCAGTGCGCTGCCGTTGATCAGACAAGTTTTGCAAGTTGCTCAACTCAAGCGTATATGTGTCGCCGCTTGTGATTGCCATGCGGATTGGCTCATAAAAATCATCAGGCAACTGCGTGTACTGCGTATCAAGTACAGCCGTGCTGCGCTTTTCCATACGCCAGTGACGCAGCTTGCGTGACATGTCAGCCTCAGCTAACGTAATAAAGTCAGGTATGACAGATGTTAAATCATCGCGGTTCAGAAAATCCGCAATGCTCGATTTAAGTTCTGCAAAGGTTGTAAGTGCCATCTAGCAGTTCCATGCTTTACGCGACCAATAGTTGGCGCTTAGTTTACTTGTTTTGCCTTTAATCCCGCCAGAGCGTGCGCAATAGGATTTCTTGCGCGCAGGATCGTTTTTCTTAATGCTCATTTTAGGATCGCCAAAGTTAATCTTGCGCACCTCATTGCCATCAACCGCTAAGACCTCAAACTTCTTAGGGCCACCGCGACGAGGCTTATTGATCTGCTTAAAGTTATGACGCTTCTTGGCAGCGGCAATTTTTTCTGCGCGTGTCTTTGGCATTAGAAAGCTGGCCCCGTAAATGGCATTGGCCTTGGCGCTTCACGGCGAAGAATATCCGCGCGCTCATTGATAAGGCGCATTTGCTCCTCAACTGGCATCATGTAAAACGTATCATATTGCTCAGAAAGCTGCTGCGTTGCGCGATACTCTGGGGTTGTTTTCTCATAGTCAGTGTAAGGCAAACGACCACCTGCTATAACATAATCAGCATAATCCTGTTTGGTAAGCTCACCTACCCCCTGCGGAACAGTACCCATTAATTTCTGCAACATTACTGCTGCCTCATTAGGCGCTGTCGGGCTGTCCAGCATTGGCGACGCAGATGGGGCAACACCTAAAGGCGATGTGTCCGTAGGCGGCGTGCTTAGCAAGCCCATCGGGTCAGATTTCATAGCTGGAGCTGTATCTGTGCGCAATGTGTCTTTGCCAAATCCCATTGATGGCGCTTCAGCAGAAGATGTTGGCAATGCTGCTTGAGCTGCTGCTTGCTGAGCAAGAATACCTTGCGCACTTAGACTTTGCTCCGGCGTTAGCGTGCTAGGCTCTGTGCCACGCTGGAAATCACGATAGTCAAATGCAGCAGGAGGTATTTTCTGCCCCATTACAATCGCCTCTTTCTGAGCCTCAGTCAACCCAGAAGAAATATCACCGTCCTTACCGTCCAAACGACGGCTGAGCGTGGGAACGGAAGGTAGGCCATCTTTCCCATCAAGCATAGGCGTAAGCTGACCACCCTTAGCCATATCCTCAAGGGTTTTCGTCAAAGCCTTTGTCGCATTCGTATCTTGCGCAATACGCTCAACACGCTCCTGTGCTTCAATAGGCTTAGCAAAAAGGTTGCCTAACATGGACAACAGCCCACCGCCTTCAAACTTATCGCCTGACTGACCAGCGCCACCACCGTCTAACATGTCTAGCAAACCAGTAAAGCGTGGTCCTGTGCCATCACGACCACCGCGCAACGCATTGATCGCGCCAAGTCCTGCAAGTAATCCTAATGCTTGTCCTGCGTTCATTTTTTCTTACCTTTTTTCTTTGCGCTCAACTTTTTCAAGTCTGCGCCAGTAATCTTTTTACGTGGTGGAGCCACTGCGGCTAACTTTTTCTGCTTTGGGCTATACTTAGAATATGGCATCAGGACTGCACCTTCTTTTCCCATTCATAACACTTAACTTGGGTAATTGTATACGTTGGATATTTAACCTGCAAAGAGGGAACCCCATTTTGCATAAAATCCGCTATGCACTCGTTCTCGCTCGTATACGCAGGCCCACCCACTGCAAAGCAGTAATTCTGGGCGCATAAGAGAACAAATGCAGTAAACATTACATCACTTCTTACCCTTCTTTTTCCAACTTATTCTGGCAGGCCCAGTTTTCTTTTTAGCAGCAGCTTTAGCCGAGGCAGACTTTGCTTTACTCGCTGGACGACACGCAGGATAAGGTCTGCCAGCATCTTTCTTGCCGCTGCGACCACATTTTTTACCCGTCTTAACATCGCGCCAATCTTCCTTAAACCACTTGGTCAAACCACCTTTGGGCTTCTTAGCCATTAGTACTTACCACCGCGCTTCTTATACTCACGCACCAGCCATCCATTCGCATAAGCAGAAGGGTAAACCTTAAACTTCTTCTTAGCCTCTGCCTTTACCCTCGCATACAGCGCTGGGTTCTTAGGCTTCGGGCTGGATGACTTTTTCTTAGCCGCAGGCATTACTTACGAGACTTCGCTTTGCACTTGCCAGCGCGCTTACATCCAGCAGGTGTCGGGCAACCCTTACACGGCTTAAAGCCCATTTTCTTGCCACCCATCTTTTTACTGCCATAAGCCATAATATATCCTCCGCTAAACAGTTACGCCAAACCTAACACATTATGCAATTCCACGCAAATTCCGTTTTATTTCGCCTCTCCAAGAGCTAAATGCACCAGATAACGCAGTTGCCGCGTCACTCGCCATAGTCAAACACAAAGCATCAGCAAGGTCAGGCGAGGCTAAACCACGTTTGCGCATCTCATCCTTGCTCTCAGCCTTCATTTTACCACTAGAGGTAAAGCTGTAGCGAATACTGGTCAACTCTGCGATGAGCTGATCGTTTTTCGGCAGCTTACATGAGCGATCTTCAAGCCAACCCTTGGTTTTAAACCAAAGCTCAGACCGCAAATTAAGATAAGTATCGCCCATACTCGGCGCTTCTGCCACATTCACGCCGCGCACAGGTAAGCCAATCTCACGCAGGCGGTCCACCACGCCTGAGCCAACGCCAATACTATCAACAAGTATCTCTTTGGGCCTACGTGAGGGCGGTAAGCCCTCATACTCAGCAACAACACGACCCACAGTTTGCATAAGGTCTAATCCCTGCCAAGCTCTAAGCTCAGTCACAACTGGACCCTGACGCTTACACAGCGCCGTCTTATCCGTACCAAAGCGTGCCACGTCCAAACCCCAGACACTCGACGTATCATCCTCAATCTGCACATCGCGGTGCGTGGCATTCTCCACAAGATGAAACGGGATAATCGTGTCATCATCCGCAAGCGGAAACTCACCCAGCACACGAATACGGAATGCATTGCTTTCCTCCCCATACCTAAGCCGCATTTCATCAACGAACTCATCGCTGACCAAGGGGCTATCCACGCATGACCAGCGGCGTGTCCACCAGCTATCCGCCATGCGCGTCTGACTTTCATAAAACGTACCGCTGGAGCGCGTAGGGTTGCTCAGCATAATAGTCGTTGCATTATGACCCGACATAGACCCAGCAGCAGCCTCAAACACCTGCTCAGGCACACCAGACGCCTCATCCACCACCAACATAACATGCTCAGAGTGAACACCAGCCAAAGCCTCAGGCGTTTCCGCACGTGACGTTCTGGCAGAAATAAACATCTCACTTGGCGCGCTCGTATGCTCAACACGGTCCGACTTGGTATTCAATATGCCCTGCAAGCCCTCTGGAAGCTCATTTATCCATCTTTTAAGCTCTGCAAAAAGAGCATCAAAAAGCTGACTAGACGTTGGCGCAGTTACAACAACTTTATTTGGGTAATGCATTAAAAAATACCATAGCATTGCCCACGAAGCTGCTGTAGACTTACCAGTACCATGACCAGACCGAATGCTTATCTTGCGTTCGCCAGACGCAATCGCATCCAGAAATTCCGCCTGATACGGCAATGGCTCTACGCCAAGAACTTCCTGCACAAATAAAGTAGGCTTCTTGCCGTACCGCTCAACGAACTGCAGCATCGTGTTCTGCGCATTCTCACTCATGGTCAATCACCTTCGTTTTACGCAGCGCATCTAAATGAAAATCACCAATATTAATGTTGATTTGCTGGTTGCCCTTATTGCCATACCTCTGCTGGTTCCAAGCAGCCGCAGCAAGATTATTTTGGCCCACCTGCTGCTTCAATATACCCAAATCAATCTGCGAAACATTTGCCTCACTCGCGTCCCGCGTACTCTCATCACTCAGCGCCTCAAAAACCTCACGCTGTCTGCGATCAGACATATCTTCAATCAACTCAAAGTTCTTATCAAAGTATGCATCAGCGGCATCCCTGCGCGCTTCATTTACTGCCGCAGTTAAATCTGGGTTTTTCAATATTAAAACCCTAAGCGCACCCTCTGACATATCCAAATCCTTCGCCAAGCTACGCAGAGATTTTGCCTCTAAAATCCACTCAAGCAAATAATCAGGGCCACCCCTGCGCATAATTTCAGCAGTGCGCTCCTTCTGCAATGACCTACCAGCCATACTAAATCCTTCTCTGATTTCACGCAAATTTTAACATGATACCGCGCAAAAGCAAGCGGGGGAGGGGCGGGGGGCTGCAGGAAGGATTACTGGGAACAACGCACAGGGAGGGAAGCGTTCTTCGCGAGGGCAGCACCCCCACGATTTGTATAACACGAATTTTTC